CTAAATTAGTTGTTTATACTTCGCTACCGTTTGTCGAGTAAGCCCTGTTTCGTTTGCTATATTCTTTTGAGTGAGTTTCAGGCCTGTGTCCTTTAACTTCCTGATTGCTTGCTTTATTAACTCTTCAGATGTCTTACGTCTTTTTTGATGGGTATATCGTGCACCTTCACGTTGAGCAAGTGCTATTGATTGAATAGGTATTTGATACAACCACGTTCCCGCTACCCCTCGATTGTGGTTTGGATAGTATTTTTGCCAAGTCCAAGAAGCTACACTTTTAGTGATCGACTGCAATTCTTTATACTTCAATGGATATTCTTTTTTTAAACCAAATCCATCAAAATTATTTATGCTTTCAGAAACCTCAAATAGATGTTTTTGCCAGTCCTCAAATCGCCAATTTTCTCTGGCATAGTTAATTCTTTTATACGCGATAAAGCGTAATTGGTGAAACAAGTAGCAATTACGAGAATCAGCGACACTATTCCAATCGAACCCATGACCATACTCTCTCTTAGGCTTGTATAAAAAGTCATTAAGTTCATTTAGGCTGTATTCATGCGCGTGTAAATAAGTAGTTTTCCAATGTGGATGAAGCGGATTTTTACATAAAGGCCCTGTGTAATCCTCATCAGCACCAAGTTTGACTCGCATACCTTGGTCTACATACTTCAGGAACGCGATAGGTTTTCGCCTACCTCTAAGACTCGTTGTAACGCCCTGAATGGCGTAAAGCAGATGTGCTCCTCCTTCTGTTTTGCCTAATTTACTTATAGATGGACCACTAATAATTATATTTGGAACTGGAAGTAGGTTGTCTTCCCAAGAAAATGCTGATTCGTCATCGATATCAAAAATCAACCAATATTGAATGACTCTTGGGTTAACTTGAACATGGAGGTACTCATCCAAAGCTATCTCACCATAACGGTAGCGCCCCATTGTAATGTCTTCATTTGTGCATAATGTTCTTGGTGGAGTTGTTTTATAAAGTCGTTCAATAAGCTGCTCCCGCACACACCTTGGCGCAGCTGAAACTAGCTGTTTAGCAGTATTTGTCATAAAATATCCGTGTTGAAGTAAATTCGACACGGCAGGCGGATAGTTTGGTCGCTTACGCCTGCCGTTTTCGCAAGTTAAGCAACTTCGCCGTACTTTCTAAGCCAAGCTTCTAATGTTGACTCTTCAAAAAGCAATTTTCCGCCAATTTTTATAGCCTCAGGTGCAATTTTTCTCGCAAGATAATGATCACCTTGTATGAGAGCAGCCTTTCGTCTATTTCGGATATTATATAAATGCTGTTCTGAACAGTTTAAAAACTTCGCAGCTTCTCTTGTGGTAAAAAATGTGGACATGAGCCCTCCTAACTAACCAAACCTGTTAAATACGTATCGACCGTGCTTTTTTATAAAAGCCGTTTATGTCCTCTTTACGTGTAACAGGCAGCTCACTAGAAGCGCCTTTTTTGACACTGGATTAATCCAGTAAATTTAGGTTAAGCTATGATTAGGTAAAAGTAAAGTGGGTTGTTAATTAGGCAGCTGTAAAATATGGATAAAGGATTATGATGACAAAGTTGGCAGGAATAGAATATCGAGGTACAGCTGGTATTTCAAAACACTGTATTAATGCTGTAATAGAAATGATTCACTTTGGAAGGGTATTTAATACAGTAAAAATTCTAACCACCGGAAGTGAATATAACTATAATCATGCATTATTAATCAATACCGATGTGGGTATTGATGTTGCAATAAAGTCAGGCTTCACATCTGGTTATTCTGGCGAAGGACCAAGATCATTTTCTTATACTTTATCAGTGCTTAGGAAATTTTGTAATGAAATTGAGGAGTATTATGTACCGCGAAAGTTTTTAGAAAGAATAAACAATTCTGCACTAACTGTAAAAGACTTAGATTGGCTCTCTGAACAGCTACCAGTGAGACCTCAACAATGGTATGACTATATATATGAAAGTAGCCATGCCAAATCTCATTTGCAACAAGACTTCCCTGTAGAAATTCCACTTTCTATAATCGATGAAAGACTGCTAAGTATCGCAATTTTAATGAAACAAAACCCCGACAACGCTTTAATGGACGGATATCGGTTACTAGAGAAAGTAATTAAAGAAAAGTCAGGTTTAATTAAAGAAACAGGCGCAAAGCTTTTTTCAAAAGCATTCTCGGGCGAAAATTCCCCCCTCTACTGGGAAGGGCTAGATGGTAGTGAAAGCACAGGTCGCGCAAATATGTTTTCTAGTATTTTCATGGCATTTCGTAATCGACGAGCCCATCAACAGCTTGACCCCAATCCATGCGATGAACTTCGTGAGTTCATGCTATTGAACCAGTTATTTATATTAGAGCGTTCAACTGAAATACGAGAAATAAAAAGCCAGAACGCTTAAAAAATCTTTCAGCTTTTAGCGCCTAATTTTTTCTAATAAAAGCTACGCAGCCTAAAGCTGCGTATCCCAATGCTATTGTAAAAACCCCAACTAACATTGGCAGTGATCCGACTAGAAATCAATAATAAAACTCACCACGATCATGCGCTTCTCTGGCTTCTTGCTCTGTGTAATCATCGCCAAAGAAGTTAACGTTACCTGTCCCGTCATTATGTTCATCAATGAACTTATCTTGTTCAGTCTTTTTATTTTCTGTGTCCTCGAATAACACGTCAAGCGCAACAAGTGCGGTTACTTTAAGTGCTTTAAGTAGCATTAGCTTATCTCCAAAATTTAAAACTAAGAAATCCTTAGTATCCACAACCAATTAAAGCTAAGAAACTCTTAGTTTTCAAGTAAGAATTTTAAAAATAATGAAAACAAATGATGGTTCGCCTTTTCCTAAGAGGTTAAAGGAAGCAAGAATGCGAAAAGGCCTTTCTCAAAAACAGCTTGGTATACTTGCAGGTGTTGACCCCTCTTCGGCTTCACCCAGAATGAATCAATATGAAAAAGGTGTACATACACCTGATTTTCAGATGGTAAGAGCATTAGCTAAAGTACTCGAAGTACCTACCGCCTTTTTATTTTGTGAAGAAGATGAATTGGCTAAATATATTACTACTTTTAAATAAGTGCTTTTACCCCATATATTTATATGAATCAAATTAGATATTCGTGTTAAGTGCTCACAAATCATAAACGGAAATTTAACTGTGTAAATTTTAAGTAATAAAGTCTCTTGATAAAATATTTTATGTCCACATATATTATGTGGGTATCTAATCTAAAGGAGAAAATATGCCTGATTTAACTAAAGCTCGCTGTCCATGCCGTGGGTGTAATACGGTTGCAAACAATGAAGAACAAGTAGATAACTTATTTGGGTTAAGAAATATGGGTGATGGTACAGTTCGTGTACAATCATACTGTAGAGAATGTCGTAGCTTGCATTGCGAAGCTGACCACCCGAAATGTAACTAGTACCTAACGCCGATACACTCTCGTCGTATCGGCTTTTTTATGTTAGTTTAATTAGCTTTGTAGTTATTTAGGCGAAAAAATGTCCCAGACTTATCAAATGGACGCAGTAGAATGGTTAAAATCTTTAGATGATTCTAGCATTGACCTTTTCATTACCGACCCACCATATGAATCATTAGAAAAACATAGAAAAATTGGTACAACAACTAGATTAAAAGAAAGTAAAGCTTCTAGTAACCAGTGGTTTAATATTTTTCCAAATGATCGATTCGAAGAGTTATTTATTGAGATCTTTCGTGTATTGAAGAAAGGTTCTCATTTTTATTTATTTTGTGATCAAGAAACAATGTTTATCGCAAAGCCTATAGCTGAAAAAGTTGGATTTAAATTTTGGAAGCCAATTGTGTGGGATAAATGTGCAATTGGAATGGGCTATCATTATAGAGCTCGATGTGAGTTTATTTTATTTTTTGAAAAAGGAAAAAGAAAACTCAATGATTTGAGTGTTCCTGATGTACTTGAATATAAAAGAGTATGGAGAGGTTACCCCACAGAAAAACCAGTCGAACTTATAGAAGTTTTAATTAAGCAAAGTTCTTCAGAAAAAGATGTTGTTGTCGATTCTTTTTTTGGCTCTGGCTCGACACTAGTAGCAGCAAAGAATCTATCAAGAGAATTCCTAGGCTGTGATATTTCAGATTCAGCGCATGAGCATTTCAACAATCGAATTAATAAATAATAAGATTTTTGAATACTTTCCCTAAGAAATGATACTTTTTTCAATCTTGTCAATGTATGTTTTAAATAATGACAATCGATATACTGCTACAGTAAAAACCTTTTTAACTCAGGCATCATGAGCAATTTTCCCCTCTTTTAAAAGGGGCTATGCCCCCCGCTATGTCGAAGCGATAAATCGCTCGCTTCATAGCGGGGGGCTTGGTTTTGCATGTCTTATACGCATGTTTTTATTTGCAGATTGCACATAATCAATTTTAACGCTAATCTAATACTGAAATAGCCTATTAGGCATTTACCAAAAACGGCGCTGTTCAGCTGCCGACAACACGTAGTGAGGACCCTCACTCATTTCAATTTAATAGTCATGTCTCACGCCACATTTAAGGCGTTATGTCGGCGCTTTCTGCTGCCGTTTTTTACGTAAAGAGGAAATGCATTAAGGCGAGATCGGTCCGAGCCTTTCGCATGTGCGAAAAACAGGGGCGAATAGGCTTCAGTGTCGCTGAGCAACAACGTTGCCAGTTAATCTTACAACCTTGGAGATAGACATGACTTTTAATCTTAATAAAGAAATCGAACAATTAAATAAACTAAAAAAGCTGCGTACTAAAAAACGACATAAACCTTCAAAGCTCGACAAATACCAGTACCAGCTCAGGAAATTCTATGAAAATGGTCATACAAAAGCTGACCTTCAACTTTGGCTTGCTAAACGAGGGGTGAAAGTGCATTGGACAACTGTAAAACGGTGGATTGATAAGAATGCCTAAATTTGCCAAAGCTGAAACGCAAGCTAAAAACGTTATTAAAGGACTAACTAAAACAAAGCGTATAAAATCTCTAGGTACTGCTAGAAACTATATGCAGTCACTTAAAACGGTTGCCAGCTGGTCAAAAGATATCGGCATCAACGGCATTCAGGGTATGAGTATAGAGCAAGCACGCATGTATCTCGATTACAGGGCTGAGATTGTTGGCCAAAAAGCCTTAGATATGGAACGCCAAGCAATACAAGCGATGATGCAGTTCAATGGCAAGTTACAGCCGAAACAGACCCTTTACCGCGTGAAGTCATTATTAGAAGAAATAAAACGCTCGCGTGCATATACACCTGAACAAGCTCATGCCATCTCTCAACGACAAACTGTTAAACACAAACTAGCAACACAAATTGCTTACGCCGCAGGCTTAAGAGCCCATGAACTATTAACACTCTCTAAAGCAAGTGAAAGACCGCCAAATAACCGACCTGCTTTAGATTCAAAATGGCAAGGCCGAAGTGGTGAGCTATACACTGTAGCAGGCAAGGGTGGCCTGATACGCTATGTATTAATACCAAACCATCTTGTTGAGGAATTAGAAGCTAAAAAGCTCAAGCAACCAATCATTGTCACCGATAGAGAAATTAACTATTTTCAGCGTTACGATATTGGTGGTGGTAAAAAATGGTCCGATTCTTTTTCTAAAGCCTCTAACCGCACCCTACTCTTTTCAACTGGCGCACACGGCCTAAGGTATAGCTATGCTCAAGAAAGAATGGTTGAGCTTAATGCGTTAGGTTTTAAATATAAAACGGCCTTAGAGACCGTTTCACAAGAAATGGGGCATTTTAGACCTGAAATTACTGAGGTATATTTAAGATAAGGGGTTACCGATTGATGCTCATTAATTGTTCTAATATACTTACAGATAAACTGTGCTTACAATTTATTAATAATTATAGATGCTTCTTTTACTATACTATCTCTGACTGTTTGAAAAGACCTAGGTGGGTTTCCAGACCAGCTTGCAACTAGACTTTCTAAGACAGCCTTATTATTCGTTTGTCTACAGATCCTAAGTCGTCTTTGATACTCATAAAACAGCTTCGATCTTGCTTTAGCTAACCTGTCGCAATTCAAATTAAAGGTTTTTATTGTTTCTTGCACTAATTCATATGTAGATGTGAAATAGTTATGTTCAAATACAGTTTCCTCACAATTTTTAGAGTTTGGTACAAGTTCACCCGTACTTTTTTTGAACTCGAATAAGCTAAAAGTTGCTGATAAAAATAACGGAGAGAGGACCTTTCCTTGCCAATGACACGGTTTCCCTCTTTCTAAACGGGCTTTATGAGAGTCGCAACTAAGATTTGCAGGAAGATCAAACTCAACAATACTGTCCCCATCAGTACCTCCAATGCAAACACCTAAAATATTCCACCAATCTAAATGAAGATTGACGTTTTTATCTTCTGAAGACTTCGAATTAAAATGTTCAATTCTTTGGTTGTGGGGACCAACATCGGATAAATCAATTTCACAATAAGCACATAAATAAAATTGTTCCTGAAACACTAGCTTCTTTATTCTTGTGTAACCACCACTATTTCTGAAATCATCCCAATTTGCGTCTGGATAGTTAAGAGAAAAAATTGTTAATTCATTATCATTTGATGATTTATTTACTTTCCTCAAGCCCCTTCTCCCATTCCTTGTTTTCAATGTACAAATCTAATTCAATGAGAACATCATAATCACGACCAAAATGATTTATCAATTTACGCCTAACTTCCAACGCATACTTTGAGTCATAATCATCTTCGTGTACTAACTCTTTATATTCTTTTAATAGCTGAGTATATTGATCTTCAGGTGGTCTCTCTTCAACCTCAAACAGATTTTCCAATACCCATGAAGATACAGCGCCCCTAACACCTTTAGGCGCTTTAAACTTAGCACCTTCTTTAATAAGCCAGATATTTTCACTATCTATTGTGTGGCATACTTGAGGACTGTGAGTCGTAACAATAAATTGAATATTTTTGAAAGTTTCTTCAAGTCTTTTTATTATCTTTTGTTGCCATGATGGGTGTAGATGCAGATCAATCTCATCTATTAAAACAATCCCAGTACCGTCCAATGGGTTACTTAGGCTTGGATTTAATAAAGTAAGCCTCCTTGCAATATCAGCTACTAATGCAAGAATACTTTTTTCTCCCTGAGATAATTGTAAAACACTAAATTGCTCATCTCCCTTGCAAATAGTTAAATCCAGCGGTTTTCTAGATAACTTTAAGTTACTAAAGCCCTTGAGGAAGCTGTAGATCGCACTCCTTGTTATATCTAGAGATAAGTTATTTTGTGAAGTGAGGCTCTCTAACCTATTTTTTAATTCTTTAATCTCATTTTTGTACTGCTCTATAGCATCATTTTCTATTTCAGATTTATTACTTTTCTTTATAATGGACTTGATTAATGGGCTGTTTAAATCCCTTTCTTTTTGCTCAATTAAGATTCTTATACTCTTTGCCTCAGAATTTTCAGAATTTTCATCTTCAATGAGTTCTTTAAACCATCTAAAGAAAATTTTAAAATCGGCTTTACCAGTAGTGGATTTCTCATATGCCTTAGCTTTATTCCAAATATGACTATCTCGTATCTCGTCAGACTTATCTATGTCTTTTGTTGTTACATCATTTGCTCTGTCTACAGTATAGGAAGCTAAGAGAGGGAAATTAAAATCGCTATACAGGTCATTTGCTTGTTTAAAAAGCGATGTTAAATCTGTAATTTCAGTATATTTTCCTTTTCTTTTGACACTCGATAATGAGCTTCCTTGAGATAACTCCATTGAGAAATTCACACCGTTTAAACTGTAATTAAATACAATTGTAGAAAAATCACAATTATTCTTAATTTCATGTTCTTCGATCAAATCACCATTAGTAGAGTTCGTTGATAAACGAGAGATAAGGTGAGTCATAGACTTCTTAATACCTTCAAGTACAGATGATTTTCCGCACCCATTATTTCCAACTAATACTGTCGTTTTCTCAGAAAAGCTTAACTCTAGATCAGAAAAACCTTTAAAATTAACTATTTTAATATTAGTGATCCGAAGCTTACTAGGCTCTAGTTGTTCAATTGCTTTTTTTCTATATTCATTAGCAGCAACATCATCTACAAATTTTTCTCCTAACTCCCCAGAAAAAATTTTAACCAATTGAAATGATGATACAAAATCGCCTTTAGATGACTTTTGAATATGCTTTCGAATCGCTCCATTCATTTTAGTTCCCCTTAGAGCCATACTTAATAAGATTATGTACGACATCATCACCATATTTTTTTTTCATTTTTGCTTTAAAGTCTCTCTCAATATGACAAGCAAATGAAAAAAGGCCCTGTAAGTGATAAATATCACTTTCACCTAACAATGAGTTTTTAAATTTATGCATGAGAGCCGAGATATATCTTCTTTTTTCTCTACCTACTGATATTTTGTTGTTGTTTGTAAGTGTAATGCCTGTTACGTGTCTATTATGAGCCTTTGAAGAAAATATAGTTTTAGACTCATTTATAATAATCTGGCTTGAAAAAAGTGTTTTTAAAACTTCCCTTATTTTAGAAATTATTCCATTCAAAACATTTTTTTCCTTTGTTGAGAAAGTCAAATCATCTGCATATCTAGTATAATTAACATTCAAGTTGATACAAATTTTATGTATCAATCTGTCAAAATCATACATAACAATATTTGATAGGTAAGGAGAACTAGGTGCCCCGACACTTAATATTAATTTTGATGTTCTTTTCTTACTACGATTCCAAAACAAACATTCTTCTAAAATAAATTTATCGTCATTAGAAATAGTTATTGACTGATTTTCAAGTGCTGTAAATAACATTTCAGGGTTAATACTATTAAAAAAATTTTCTAAATCTACTTTTAATATAAATTCAGAGTTTGAATGTGCTAAAGCATTCTTTTTTATACTGCACCCTTTTTGGTATGCCATCGAGCACGGATGTATTTTAGATTTTTTTTCTAAAAAAGAGACTATTTGAGATTGTACAGCCTTAACTTGGGGTGTTGGCTGCGCAATAACCCTGAAGCCAATTTTTCTTTTTGGTATTTTGAACACTTTATAGTGAGTTGAAGGTCTGCTTTGTAAAAAAGCATCAAACTCAGGAATCTTTTTATGAAGAAAATTAGATAGCTCTAAATGCATTTTAAACTCAACTTTTAAGTGATAACTTCCTTGTTACACTTGATGCCCTTTACTAGTAGACGCGGAATCAAACTCCTGATCTGCAAACGGCTGTGAGGAACGAACAACGGATTGCAGTTCAGGAGTTTTATTTCGCAACTCTGAATGTACTCAATAAATTAGAGTTCGGCGCATCGCCAAACTAGATTAAATATTTAATATCTAACCAAAATAACGCTAAAGTGCTTAATGATTTTAACTTAACCTATTGCGAGTTACAATTAATGTTTGAGCTAACGACTTTACTTCCCCACTCTTCCAATGCTTTCCTCCTAGCGTCCATGTACTCCTGCATATTATATACGCCCTGCACTCCTTGTAATTGGTGATTCAGTATTTTTTCAATCACTATTGGATCTGTTCCAATATCAGTATCACCTAAGCGAGTAGCGACTGTTCTTCTTAAATCGTGAGGTACAAACTTTGGTACTCCAAGTTGCTCTAACTTCCGACTTATAGATCGTGACAGTGAGTGCCTGTCAATCGGTTGTTCACCTGGGCCTGATTTATTGGTTGCTGTACTCGGGAATACATATTTAGAATTGAGGTAGCCAAATGCTGCACGTAATTCATCAAGCAAAATAACCATATTTTGAGTAATTGGTACTTTATGGGTTCTCTCGCCATCTTTATTTTGCTTTACGCGCTCGGCAGGGATTGTCCATATCATCTTATCAAAATCAAACTCTTGCCACTGCGCGCCTGTGACTTCTATTGGCCTACAACCAGTTAAAGTAATACACTTCAATGCGTATATAACTTGTTGGCTTATACCTAGTTTTGGTAGACGATCAAATACTTGAATAACCTCTTCAAACTCAAGCGATCTGGTTCGCGACTTTTCTAGGCCACCCACACTCTTCTTTTTAACTGTGCTTATTGGGTTACCTTGTATTAAATCTCGCTCTACACCAAAATTAAACATTTGTTTAAGGACAGATAGCGTTTTGTTCGCCTGCGTTTTAGCACCTCTATCTGTTATTGGATCAAGCACCTTTTCAAAAATTTCACGGCGGGTTATTTCTTTAAGTTTGTAATTGCCAATAAAGGGCAAAATGTCTTTTTCAAACATTCTAATTACTGGGTCTATACCTTTTCGATTAACTTTTATGTCTCTTTCAATAAACTCATTTGCAAGCACAGCTATAGTGGGTGAGTTATCTTCAATGAACTGTTGTTTTAATGCATGCTGTTTTGTTGCGTATACGTCTTCACCTGAAGCAATTCTACCTTTAAGACTTTCAACTTCTTTTCTTACTTCTTTTAAATCGCACTCACCATAGTATCCGAGAAGGTAATTACGTTGCTTGCCTTTAACTCCACCAAAACGATAATTAAGATAAAGTGCAATTTTACGTTTTTTATCACTTTGCGTTTTACCTACACGGGCATGAAAACCACTTAACTTTGTGTCATTTATTCGTTTAATAGGTTCAGGGACTGAGCTTAGTAAGGAATCGGTTAATAGCATTTTCACGATCGACATATGTAGCACCAAAAGAATAAAAATAAACTACATGCAGCATATATGTAGCATCACCCGTATTCAACTACTTAATTCTACTTATAGCTAATCCCAACTAATTATTTTAATTTATTTCATATATAACAAAACCTTAAAAACATATCCGGTTCTACTTACAGCTACTTATTTCTACTTAAACCTAACATTAATTTTTATGGGGTGGCAGGGGTCGAGAGTTCGAATCTCTCCATACCGACCATTTATTTCCCTTTAATATCTAACACTTACACAAAATCAAAATCCAACTTCTAAAAATCTATTTGTATTAGATTTGTATTATATTTGTATTATTTATTTTAAACGCTTTCAAAACACTTACGTCTTGTCATTAGATAAACTAATTAAATAGCAATTCTGTACTAAGTATTTTTTCTCTACGCTGCTGGTGCTAGGCTGTTATCATCAAGATAAACTCTATAATCGTCTAGCTCTGCTGTAACACTTACTTGTTCTGTTGAAGATGGTTTTATATCGCGGATCAATACGCCGTTACACCAACGTTCGTTTATACCAAACATGTACAGTGGTGGTTCTATTGAGCCGTCAAATACTGGCGTGAAGTCTAGGTCGTCATCAATTATCACTTCGTTATTAGCACTTCCTTTTGTGGCGTTGTATGGGCCGGATAATTTACCGTCTGGCTTTCTGAGCGCTAATATATGCGCCTCGCCTGTTTGCCAGTCCAAGCCATCGTCATCAACAAATATTGAGCGGCCATTAACTAACGAAACCCTACCTGTTTGTTCAAAGCCTGGTATATCGTCGGCAAGTGCACAGTAGTCTAAATAGCGTGAATTGAGAGCATCCATTTCTGTTTTAAAGTCAAAACGTGTACGGCGATAGCGACGAGTACGGCGCTTACGCATACCATATTGATAAGCTTTGTCTCGATTTGTAATGCCAAATGCTCTTACTTTTTCTGGATTAATCCCCAAATCACCTGGTAATAAACACAGGATAGTTTCTGACTTCCATGTAATTGGGCTGAAGTATTCCACTTCTATACCATCAGGTTCGTCGTCATCTATCAGTTTTATAGAGCGCTTTAACATACCTATGTAATTATCAGGCTGATACATATGTTTGTAGATAGTTCGCTTTTGGTCGCGCACTGGGGTGATTTGGCCATAATCAATGGTTGGCTCTGCAAAGCCAACAGCAAGCACTCGCTTTAATACTTCGAACATGGTGCTTTCGCTATCGAATACTGCATTAAATTCATCTCCCCTTTCATGCCAAATAGCGTGTAATGCTTCTATTGCCTCTAAACCTATTTTACTATCTGTATGCCCTGCACTTTTTACTACATGTGCAAAAAATGGAGCTATATCTGTGGTGGGCCTTGGCTCACTCCATACGCCATTTTCAAAAACAGGTAAAACACGCGTGGCAATAAGATTAAATTTGTTTTCAGCAGATCCGGCTAAGTTATTGGTACCACGTATTCTCACTGCGAGGGTTGTCATGCCATCATACTTTGTTGCACTTTCAAGCTCGGCTTTTAATGCTGTCCAATAAACATCATCATATATACGGGTATCATCATTTGCGGCTGTGCTGCGTTTAACCCTGATTTCAGGGCGTATTTTTTCAGGCAGGCTTATTGGTATGGTTTTGCCTAGTTGGTTGTTCGTTTTATCTGAAAATAAAATAGCCGGTGCTTGTGTCCATTCAAGTGCGCCCTCGGCTCTATACTCAACAATAATGTTTACTGAGCGAGTTAAAAAGTCACCTTCATCATCAAGTTCGCCCAAACCTTGTGGCATAGAAAAATCAAGCCATAACTGATCTGTTACTTCACCTTCTGGTACCGCAAAGAATGGGCCGTTAAACTCACCGTCACCACCACCATCTTCGGTGAATACTTTTGCGTTAGTATCATATTGGCTGACGAAACCTGTCCACGCTGCATCGGGTTTGTATTGTCCATCTAACTTTTGAACTTTATTACCTTGCACATTTGAGTCTATTATTTCGTAATAGCCTACGTTCTGCGCATCAACTCCCTCTACTTTTATTATTTCACCAAGCGCAAAGGGCAAAGGTGCTTTATATTTAAAGCGACCCAATTCGGGCTCATACTCTTCTAGAAATGCGATTATTTCTTTGCCCGCAAAAGTATACGTATAGCCACTACTCCACACGCCGCCCGTACTTTTAACCTTTCCTTTCAGCTCTATACCTGTGCTGCCTGACGTTGAACCTACCTCACTTGAAGTAAAAACATTCCGATGGCCTTCATGACCACTTACATCTTCACCGGGGCCGAATATTTCATAAAACACATCACCTGTGTAACTTTTAACTGGTGTATTGGCGATAAACACCTCTTCAGGCAATATTTCATACTCACCACTACCTACGCTTAACATTAAATAAAGCCATTGTTCGTTATCAATATACTCACGGCGCGGCATGGTTAAGTAATCGGGGTAAATTAAATGGCGACCAGCTGCTTCTGGAATAATACCCATCAAACGAGGTTTGTTACCTTGAGTGTTTACATCATAAATGCTACTGCCATCTGGCGTGGTTGAATTGTAGTTATCGGGTATTTGGTTAGCGGTGTAAATAGCGACACCCACAGCCACAATCGCAATAATGGCATAGGCGATTACCTCAGCTCCTTTAGCTTCAACAATTAGTTTTACATCATCACTAGCTTGTAAGCGATATTTTTTCCACTGTGATGGCTGTAAAATAGAGTTATTAATAATGGCACTGAATAATGGTGTTTCTGACTCGAAATAATCAGGCACTTCTTTTGTTAGCCATTCATGTAACGTTACACCCTGATAAGTTGTGCACGCTTCAAACAAATTTTCGTCTAATTTATTCGGATACACCTTAATTTTAACCGGCATATTCATAAAACTTCACCTCAAAAAATAATCGTTCAAAAGCTGCTATTCGTGCGAATGATGCACCATGTTTTTTTGTTGAGTGAAATATTGCTATTTGACCATCAATATCAACACACACGCCCATATGCACTAAATTGCCATCTACAAAACCACATGCCACAGCCCCTTCTTTAGGTTTGCACTGAGTGAACTGATCAACCAAAACAGAGTACGCGCCTGTAAACTCTGATGTATGCTCTGAACGAACATGCCCAAACGATGTAAATAGTGGTAATTTATAAACGTGGTGTAGTACAAATCGTGTTATTCCCCAGCAGTCGAGGCCAGACATATCTCTGCCGCCCTCAACATAAGGCACAGTAAAGTAATCATTTATATGGTTCATAATTAACTGAAGTATTTAAGCCCTGGGGCAATAGATGGAGTGTAACGGTTTTTAGGCCAGGCTTTATTTACTAAATCATTAAATGACGCCACTACATTTAAACTTAGCGCAGTAGCCTGAACATCAACCGCTTTCATTTCAACTGCAGGCTCTGCAGGTTCAGTTAAATTGCTCGCTGTATATACACGATAAATAACTTTAATTGGAATACCCGCATCAATCGCTTGTTTTACTTTGGTTAGTGCTTCACCAGTGACATTATCAATTTGAAATTGTAAGTCTTGGCGCCCTTTTACCCCGCGGGCTGGGAGCGAAACCCCCATCCCGCTGGCTAAAAAGGTGACCATTTCGCCCCCTTCAATCCCTGCCGTCACATCATCAAACCCGTCGCAAATTCTTAATGTCCATAAAGAATCAGCTTGTAGTTCTAATGTGTGTATCGGTAAATCATCGACTGGGGCGCTGGCGTATATGCGTTGAAGTACTTGGCTCATATTTAAACCAGTGCATAATATTTATATTTGCCCGCGAAAGTTACAACATCACCGGCTGAAAAATCATAGTCTTCAATCAAATTAAAATACGCTTTATTGTAAGTTGTTGAAAAAGCATTATGAATTGAAGTAGATAGCTTGTGTGAACGCCCTAGACCTGCAAATGTATTTAACGACATATCAATATAATTTTGACCTTTCCATATTGATATTTTATCACAGTAACCTGAAATGCTGTTTGTCAACTCTCCTGCATTTTCTACACGCATGTTATCGCTCGTGTGATAAAAAATATTATCTTTAAAATAATCTGGAATTACAGCCTGTATACCGTAATAGCGTTCTACATTTACATCTTCTGTAAATTCAATACTGCAGCTAACGTCAATTTCTTTTAGACTAAACATTAAGTGGTATTTTTCGTTTAATACATTGCGCCCTGAACCATCTTCTTTCTTAGTGTTAGTAGCTTGTACAGCGTTTTCAAAAAATACATCTATCGTGTCGCAGTAACCTGTAAACTTACTTCGAATAAGACCATCAATTTTAAAAGAAGCAGCAGAGGAAGTCGCCGTTGGTGTATTCGTGACACTTTGGTTGTAATTATTATTATACCCATGTGTAGTGGCATAGTTAATTTGGTCACCCAT